ACTGAAGGTGTCCTACTAGGTGTTCTTGATTTAGTAGGACTTATAGTAACTGAAGGTGTCCTACTAGGTGTTCTTGATTTAGTAGGACTTATAGTAACTGAAGGTGTCCTACTAGGTGTTTGTGTAGATACAGAACTTCCTGTATTAGAATATGATGGTATGGATGTAAATGTCTCTGTATTAGAAGAAGTTAAAGTTTCAATATTGCTAGAAGTTCCTGATTGAGAGAATGAAACTCTTGAAGATAAAGATCCAAATGTTGTTTCAGTTGAAAAAGACGTATATAAACTTGATCCAGTTTCTGAGATTGAAATTGTTTCATTAGACGTTCTACTCTCCGATGGAGAATTTGATAATGTATTAATGTTCGTTTGAGTCTCTGTCCCTTGTAAAGTAAAAAGTCCACTACTTGAATAAGTTCCTCCATTACTTATACTTGAACTTCCTGATTCTATATTACTTTCAGATGATGACAAACTTTGTGTTTCAGTTAAATTTGGTGATTTAGAAATTCTATATGTAAATGTTCTATCAGATGATAATGTTATTGTAGATTTTATAGTTTTTGTTGAAGTTTTTGTTATTAAAGGAGATTTTGTTGTTGATAAACTTATTGTTGAACAAGATGTTCCAGATGAAGATTTTGAATTTATACTTCTTGTATTTGTTGGTGAATTTGTTGATGACGCAGAAAATCTTGTAGATCTTGTTAATGATACTGATCCACTTGGTGTTCTTGAATTACTTATTGACCTAGTATTTGTTCCAGAAGAAGATGATGAAGCAGTAGAAGATGCCGATAAAGAATAATTAGTTGTAAATGTATTTTCTGATGATAAAGTTTGTAATGAAGTTGAACTTAATGTATATTTTATTGAAGACGTATCTGTTATAGAATTACTTGTTGTAAAAGATTGTTTTGGTGTTGTTGTTATTGTTCGCGATATCATAGATGTTCTTGTAGGATTTCTATTTGTAGAACTAGGAGAAGTACTTAACGTATTTTGTTGTGTTGATCTTGTATGTAAAGATGTAGATGGAGTAGCAGAACTAGATCTTGAATTTGTTTGTGATCGTGTTAGTGTTGTTGATGTTGTTCCGCTTTTAGTTCTTGTTGTTGATAATGTAGTTGTTCTTGAATCTTTCATAATAGTTTTTGTTCCTAGAGGACTTCCAGTTGATGTTTTTGAATTACTTGAAGACCTAGTATTAGATGGTGTCAAAGTAGATGTTTTAGAAGAAGTTATTGTTCTTGTTCCTGAAGATGAACTAGATGAAGATTTTGAGGATGTTAATGAATTACTAGAAGTTTTAGTCATAATCATCGTTAATGTTTCTTTTGTAGTTTTTGTAAATGATGGTGAACTTGAAGAAGTTCTCGAATTAGAAGCAGATCTAGTATTTGATGTTGAACTTGTAGATGATCTTGATGCTCGTGTAGTAATTGTCGAAGAAGGTGAACTTGATGTAGTTTTAGATGTTGTTGATGAACTTGATGATGATTTTGTATTCTTATTAGAAAAAGAAGTTAAAGGAGAACTAGACATAGATTTAGTTTTTTTTGAACTAAAGGAACATATATTTGAACTAGAAGAAGATTTTGAAATAGTAGTTGTTCTAGTTGAAGTCTTAGATGCTGTATATGTATTTGTTTGTTTAGATGTTGGTGTTATATCCCAAGTTATTCTAGAAGTTTTAGAAGAAGTAGTTGTTCTTGTTGACGTTTTAGATTGTGTTGGTGATAATGATGGTAAAATCATACTATTATCACCAATCCCATTAATAATAAACCCATTTAACAATAAAAATAATACTTTACGCATTTACCTTTTATACTTATACTCTATTAATACACTTATCAATAGTATGAATATTTAATGAATTATATTTTGTTCTTTTAAGTCTTAATTGTTCAGAAGCTTTTTCTACAGTTTCTGACGATAAAGAAACATATTTCTTAATATCACGTAAAGGTCCTTGAACGTTCATAGATGGAAATTGTAATCTAATAGGAGGAGATTCGCACAAAACAATTTCATTTGTATCAGAAATATATTCTCTATATTGTTGAATATCTAATGGACCACCAAATAAACGTAATAAATATCTTGAAGGAGCAGGAGAAAGAATTTTATCTTTATAAAGTTCTCCATACATGAAATTTAAAAGAGAATGCCTATTCCACATTGTAGATTCAGATATTTTATTATTTGAATAATTATGAGCTAATGCACATTCAGGTGAACAATAATTGCCTTCACATACAAATATATTTTTATATGCGTCATAAGAAATTGGAAGAATTATAGAATCTCCTGCAAACGGATAACAACACCAAAAACATGCAGTTTGTGAAGAATATTTTTCAGACGAAGATTTTTCAAGAATAGATTTTAATAATTCTGTATCAAATCTTTCTTTTGTTTCTGAATTATCAACTAAATTCAGAATATCCGAATAATTTGCTTGTTGTTCGGCAGGAACAATTTGTTCCTCATCTAAATTAATTTTTAAGAAAAAAACGACTGGTGTATCATGAACTATCGCTTCCTTTTGTTGTTTCAATCTTCTTGGTGGCATTTAATTCTATTAATTTAGGAATGTCAAAATCTAATCCATATAAAATTATATGTTGTCCAATACATCCTATAAAATGTATTAACATATGACATATAGTATCTAAAACTATATTATTTTGAAAAAATACCTTTTCAATAGCATATAATTCTATACATACAATAAATAATAATATATTAAAATCATTATAAACATCGGAAAGATATTTTCTCATTAAAAGTGAAACAATTACTAAATTATAAAGAGCAATTTGATCTATCCAAAACCATACAGTTAAACGTGTTCCATGCCACATAACAGATGATACCAATAAAAAAGAAAATGTTGATGTATACATATAAGATTTTTTATATATTGAATGTCCAACATTCGTAATAAATATTAAAGAACTATACATTAGCATTTAAAACGAATTATTACATATCGAAGTAAAATATTATTATAAGATGACGGATTTATCAAAACAGTATCGTAAACATACTCATAGAGAGCATATTCTTTCTTTGCCTGATACTTATATTGGCAGTATTGAAAATTGCTCTGAAGAACATTTTGTTGTTCATGATGAATCATTCAAACAAACTACAATTTCATCATTTAATCCTGGATTTTATAAATTATTTGATGAATTACTTGTTAATGCACACGACCAAGTAATTCGACTAAGACAAAAAAAATCACAAAATCCTGTCAAAGATATTTGTATTTCTGTTACAGATGGTGTAATTGAAATTTCAAATTCAGGTGAAGCTATTGATGTAGAAATTCATCCTGAATATAAAATTTATATTCCTCAACTTATCTTTGGTGAACTTCTGACTTCAACGAATTATGATAAATCTGAAAAGAAACTTGTTGGTGGTAAAAATGGGTATGGTGTTAAACTTGTCAATATCTTTTCAAAGAAACTTAAAATTACAATTATTGATTCAACTCGTCAATTAAAATACACACAAATTTTCGAAAATAATATGACAAAAATTAATGAACCTGAAGTTAAACCTTCAAAATCTAAATCTATAGTATCACTCGAATGGACACCTGATTATGAAAAATTTGGATTCAAAGAAATTCCACAAGATTTACTTGCCGTCATCAAAAGGCGAGTATTTGATCTTGCAATGACAGTGGGGAAAGAGGTTCGCGTCACATGGTGCGATACACCCATTAAATTTAGGGATTTCACATCTTACGCTTCCTGGTATTTGCCTAAAGACACAACTATTATTACAGACATCCCTCAAATGGGGTGGCATGTAGCATTGGCCGACAATCCTTTTGAGAAGCTTTTCAATGTTTCGTTTGTTAACGGAATCTGGACTAGAAGTGGAAAACATGTGGACGAAATTACGAATCAAGTTGTTTCTCATTTAGTTACTTTTCTTGAAACGAAAAAGAAAATCAAAGTTAAACCTGCTTTAATTAAAGATTCTCTTTGTATATTCATTAATTGTTTTGTTGAAAATCCTTCATTTAATTCACAAACCAAGGAAGTTCTTACTTCTAAAGTTTCATGTAAATTATCTGATGATTTTCTAAAAAAAGTTATTACGAAACTTTCCATCGTAGAAAAAGTTATGGAATTACAAGAACAAAAAGATGCAAAAGATTTTAAGAAAACAGATGGAAAGAAATCAGTTAAAATTACTGGTATTCCTAAATTAGATGACGCTGTATTTGCTGGAACCGCACGTTCTCATGAATGTATTCTTATTTTGACAGAAGGAGATTCAGCTAAAGCTATGGCTATAAGTGGTCTTTCACAAGAACAACGTAAATTTCATGGTGTATTTCCTTTAAAGGGTAAACTCTTGAACGTCAAAGATATTTCTCAAAAGAAAGTTGAACAAACAGAAGAAATCGCTAACTTGAAAAAGATTATTGGTTTGGAATCAGGTAAGAAATATACGGATGTGAAATCTTTAAGATATGGCAAGATTATGATTATGACAGATCAAGATTATGATGGCTCACATATTCGTGGTTTATTAATTAATATGTTTCATGAATTATGGCATGAACTAATTCAAATTCCTGGATTTATTACTTATATGATTACTCCTATTGTAAAAGCGCATAAAGGTTCTAAAGAAAAGGTATTTTATACTCAATATGATTATGAAGAATGGCGTAAAACTGAAGAATCTAAAGGATGGAAAACTAAATATTATAAAGGGTTAGGAACATCAACGCGCGATGAAGCTCGTGAATATTTCAAGTCTTTAAACATTATTCATTATGATTATCAAGGTTCTTTAAGTGATCAATCTATTGAATTAGCATTTAATAAATCTATGGCAGATCAAAGAAAAGAATGGTTAAAATCTTATTCTCGTTCTGAAATTATTCTTGCTGGTCCTGGTGATAAAGTTTCATATGAAGATTTCGTGAATAAAGACCTAATTCATTTCTCAAATTATAATTTAGAAAGATCAATTCCATCTATTATGGATGGTTTGAAAACATCACAACGTAAAATTCTGTTTTCATGTTTTAAACGAAATTTGCGTAATGAAATTCGTGTTGCTCAACTTGCAGGTTATGTTTCTGAACATTCTGGATATCATCATGGTGAAGCTTCATTAAATGATGCTATTATTGGTATGGCTCAAGATTTTGTTGGTTCAAATAATATTCCATGGTTAGTTCCTCAAGGACAATTTGGAACTAGATTAGAAGGTGGTAAAGATTCTGCTTCACCTCGTTATATTCATACTTATTTACAACCTCAAATTCATAATCTTGTTCCTCGTGATGATTTTGATGTTTTAGAATATCGTGATGATGATGGATTATTAGTTGAACCTAATTGGTATGCTCCTATTCTTCCTATGATTTTAGTAAATGGTTCAAGAGGTATTGGTACTGGATATTCAACTTTCATTCCATCATTTAATCCTTCTCAACTAAAATCTATGATTATTAAATGGTTAGAAACTGGTAAAGGTTTAGATGAAGAACTTGTTCCATGGACTCGTGGATTTAAAGGTAAAATTTCTAAATTAGATAAATCAGATTATCTTGTGGAAGGTTCATGGAAAGTTACAAAAGATCAAGTAGAAATTACTGAACTTCCTATCGGAACATGGATTTCAGATTTCCGTGAAATTTTGGAAAAATTCTTAGCAGATGGAACTATTAAAGATTTTAATGATACTTCAACAGATACTGATATTCTTATTAAATTGAAATTAGGTGATGGTGGTGTTCCTGCTATTGAAAAAGTTTTGCAAGACAAAATTCGTTTATCAAATATGCATTTATTTAATTCAGAAAATTGCATTCAGAAATATTCATCTCCAAATGAAATTCTTTCGGAATTTGCTTATGTTCGTCTAGATTTATATTCTAAACGTCGTTCTCATATCTTAAAATCTTTGAAAGAAAAACTTCCTTATCATGAGAATATTGTCCGATTTATTACTCAACAATCTTTAAAAGAACCTTTACCTGACCTTCGTCGTCGTACTTTGGAAGAATGTTCTGATCTTCTTACTAAAGAAAAATTCTTGAAAATTTCTGATTCATTTGATTATTTACTTGATTTACCTATTCGTTCATTAACATTAAAGAACGCCCAAAAACATGAAAAAGATTTAGTTGATCTTCGTGAGAAAATTAAGATTTTGGAATCTACTACTCCTTCAAAAATGTGGTTAGATGACCTTTCTAAACTTAATATTTAATTATATAATTTAATACAATATAAGGTTGCATATTATTGTGTGGTTGACCACCTCCTGTTGCATTAGTTGTTCTATTTTGATCAAATACACTTCTATTACCATTGCCTCCATCAGCAGCAGCTAACCCTCCTCCACCAGGAGTAGAATCAGCATATGTATGTGTATGTGAAGGAATTTCATTAGTTGTTAAAGTATGTGTTGCAGCACCACCAACACTTGCTAAAAGATAACTTGGACTTACTCCAACTGGAACTCTTCCTTGAAGATTTGGTAAATTAAATTGACCAATACCTGATCCTATACCATAATTGGTTCCTAGTGCTAGATATAAGTCTGGATATGTTGTAGATAATACTGAACTTCCATCACAAAATAACCAACCAGTAGGTGGACTAACACCACCAAACATAGTTATTGTTCCTGGAGGTATATTTGGTCCTGTAGGACCTGTAGGTCCTGTAGGTCCTTGTGGACCAGTAAATCCTGTAGGTCCTGTAGTTCCTGTAGGTCCTTGTGGACCAGTAAATCCTGTAGGTCCTGTAGGTCCTGTAGGTCCAGATTGAGGTGAAAATGTTGTTACTACTTGACTAATCGAATCTCCTTCAGACCAAAATTCAATAAGTTGTCCTGATGCAAAACTATAACTTTCTTGAACATAAAATTCAACAATTAAATAATCTACTGAAGGATTATTTACAGTATAAGTTTGTGGTATAACTACATTATTTATATAAGGTGTATCGTCTGTTGCTAAAGGATTATTTATTGAATATATTCTTTTTAAATCTCCACCAATTAATGTTTTTGTTGATGTTGATACTGTATAAAGACTAATTGTTATATACATATTAAATGGAATAGTTGTTGTTGGAGTAACTGTAGTATATGAATAAATATTATTACTAAATACCCAACTACCGGCAGGAATAGTAAATTTTCCAGTTAATGGAAGATTAAATGTAGCTAAACGTGCTGGTCCTGTTCCACCAATAGGAATATAACCTGCTTGATTCATAAATGCTAAATATCCATTAAAAGCATTATATGTAAGATTAGGATTTCCTGGAGGAAGTCCAGGACCAACTCCTGGAATAGTTTGCATACTAAATCCTGTTGGTCCATAATTATTAACATTAGGTTGTGGAGAATATGTAGATCCAGGTTGTTCAGTATAAAAATAATAAATTAATCCTGTTGTTAAACCATTTTGTCCTGCAGGGCCAATTGGTCCTGTAGCACCAGTAGAACCATTACTTCCTGGTAAACCACTAGGTCCTGTAGGACCAGGTTTAGGACATATAGGATTTTGTTGGGCTGCTAACCATAAAGAATATGAATTTGTTTGTGAGGGCATTTTAACATTTTATGAAGATATTAGTAATGGAACATTTGACATATCATCAAGTTTTAGCAGATCATTATGAAGAAACTGGTAAAACAGCTCTTGTAGTATCACAAGAATATGAAGATGATGTTGATCCTCATCAAAAGAAAGAACATACAGAATTAGAAAATCAAGAAGAATTTCAAAGATTTATTCCAAGACATCATCCTGAAACATTAACTAAACCACATAGTGAATCAGATAAACATACTACAAGCGTCCAATATAATAGACAAACGCAAATTAGATTAATTAACATTGATTCAAGATTTAGATTTCCTTATAGTGATCCAACTTCATTAAAAGAAACACTTAATTTTAGCAATACAAGTTCATCTAATTTTGTATTTAAATTAAGAGAACCTATTAAAAATATTATTTCTGTAAGATTATCAAGTATAGAAATACCTAATTCATTCTATACATTTTCTAAAGAAAGAGGAAATGTAAGTTTTGAAATGACTTATAATAATATAACTGAATTAATCGAAATTAATCCTGGTAATTGGACATCTGATAATAATACAGAACAAACATCTATTTTATATCAAGTTCAAGATGCTATTAATGAAAAATTTAATACTACACTTTTTAGAGTTGAATATATTAATCCATCAACAGGAAAAATAAGAATTACTAATTCTACTTTTAGTACAACTATACCTGTGACTTCTCCATTATTCAGTATAAATTTTAGAGTAAATGATAATTCTCGTGCTGCTGATTTTGGATTAGGATATAATTTAGGATTTAGAGAATCTGCTTATTTTGATACAAATACGATTAATGCAGAAGCTATTTTAAATATTATTGATACAAATTATTTATTTTTAACTTTACTTTCTGATTGGAAAGTTATTGAACATGAAACTCCTGATAGGACACAAGTATTTTCATTTGCAAAGATTGTTATTGATCAACCTAAATTTGCTATTGTTTATGATAATCAAAATGAATTAACTAAAGAATATTTTTTGAAACAACCTACAAATATTCATAGTATTCCTGTTCGTATTTCTGATCCATATGATCAAGATATTGATCTAAATGGATTAGATTTTTCATTTACTTTAGAATTAACTGAAGTTCTAAATTCAGGTTTATATGAATCTATGCGATCTTAGATATTATTTAGTTTATAATGATCAATGTCCTACTATTGATATAACATCAGAACAACAAGCAAAAATTAATATTATTTGGACAGCGATGGACAAGCCGGAAAAAGTTGTTCCAGTATAAATATAATAAATGGACAAGTCTGTATTAGAAAAAATCCAAGATCCGCCTGTTCAAAACAAATATAATATAACATCAACGTCTCAACAATATCCTCCACCTCAACATGGTGGTCGTATACCTAATATTATGGATTCAGGAGAAGGATTTCGTTCTCGTAATGGTGGTATGCCTTTTTCGGATGTTCCTTCTTTATTTGGAGATACAAATCAAAAAGATTTAGTTGGAACTTTACATGTAAGAACACCTTTAAATCAAGTATATTTCAGTGATGATAATATAAATAAATTACAAGATGCAATTCAAGAACAAGTTTTTTTAATGTCAGGATCAAAGTATAGAATTGATAGACAAAGTGATACAAATTTAAAATTAATTATGAGATCTTATTATTTAACATTTGCTAAAAACAATCCTGAAACAATTGCAGAAGATTTAGAAGATTTAAATAGTAGAGTTATTGGATACGCAGCAGCAAAAATATATTCAGAATTAGATTTTCATTTATTTTACTTAAAAGATTTACAAGAATTTGCTTCTCCAATTGCAAATCCTACAAATGTTAAATTTTATGGTTCAAATGTAAATGAACTTAAGTCGTTTTTTTAAGTAGAATTAAAGATAATTTTTAAGTAATGGATTTAAGAGAATTTCATGGAAGAATTTATGGAAAACTAGGAGGAAAATTATATGTTTTAGAATCTACATGGGATTCATTCCGTCCTATCCAAAGAGTTGGATGGAATGGCAAAGAATTTGAAATTAATGATCTTGAATATAAAAAAGATTTATTTTCTTCATTTTATGGATTTGAATCTATGGAACAAAAACAAGAATTATTTAAACTTGTACAACAAATTGATTTAGAAAATATAAGAGAATTAATTGAACCTATAGAATTTTGGAGATGGACGGAAGATAAAAGTGTTAAATGGTGGAATGATAGACCAGTAGTTTTTCATAATTCTTGTATTTCTCGTAATAATCATGAATGGAAAAATTATGTTTCTTATCTTAAATCTAAACCTAAAACTTTAAGAAGATCATTTAAAGGTAGATTAACAAGGCGTTTACTTCCAAAGTGAATTAAGTTTAATAAATGCGTATTAATTTAATTGGGAATTTTAATACACCAGGATTATCGCAAGATGCTCTTTTATTAAGAGGAATATTTACGAATTTATTTGGAGATAAAGTTCATTTCTTTAAAGTTCCTTATCAATATCCACAATGTCAAGAAGCAGAATTAAATATTTTTATTGAAGTTATGAATCCTTCATTAATTTCTTATGCTCAAAAGAATATATGGATTCCTAATCTAGAATGGACTTATAAAACATGGATACCTTATTGCAAATTAATAGATGAAATTTGGACAAAAACTTCTGAAGCTACTATTATGTTTAAAATGCTATGTGAAGGAACATCAACAAAAGTTTATAATATTCGTTGGTCTAGTATAGCAAAATCTCTTGCTGAAAAGAAAAATTATTCTAAAGCTATTGTTCTTGTAGGTAAAAATATATTTAGAAATCCTAAACAACTTTTTAAAGCTTATCAGGAAATTAAAGAAAAAGAACCTTCATTATATAAAAAACTTCCTGATCTATATGTCCCTTATAATCCTGAATATGTTACATTGTTTTGTCCTGAATCCTTAAATGATAAAATTAATTTAATTTCTAAACACCTTTCTGAAAAGGATTATGATGAACTTTTAAATGAATGTGGATTAGCTATATGTTTATCAGCATCAGAAGGATTTGGTCATGCCGTAAATGAAGCTATGAGTTCAGGATGTAATTTAATTTTATCTAATATTCAACCATTTCAAGAATTATCATGTGATTCAACTTTAAGAGTAAATATTAGTAATTCTGTAAATTTACCTGATCGTCTTGGAACTATTTGTGATACATCTGTAATTTCCATAATACAAAATCTAAAAGAATATGTTTCAAGAGAATTTAAATCTAAAAAACTAGCTTCCGAATTATCAAGAAATAAATATGAAGAAATTCATTCTAAATTTGTAAGTTTTATGAATGATTTCTTACCTTCAAAATTTATTTTTGATGAATATATTTTGAAAAATACTCTTCCTAAAGAAGAAGATTTACCTGATATTTCTATTGTTACATTAACAAAAGATCGTAGAGAATTTATGCCTTTAGCAAATTATTGTTATTTAATTCAATCTTATCCTGAAGATAAAATAGAATGGATTATTGTTGATGATGGTGAAGATTCAATTGAAGATACTCTTATTGGTATTCCTAATGTGAAATATATTCGTTGTGATAAATCTATGACTATTGGTGAAAAGCGTAATTTAGGTATTCAATATGCCATGTATGATTATATTTGTATGATGGATGATGATGATGTATATCCTGAAAATAGTATTTTATTTCGTATTACTATGCTCTTAAAAGAACCTTTACGTGAATGTGTTTTTTGTACTACAATTCCTTGTTATGATATAACTAAATTTACATCATTTATGAATGTTCCTCCTATAACCCTGAAAATGTCAGAAAGAGTTTCTGAAGCTACTCTATGTTTTACTAAAAAATTTTGGGAAGAACGAAAATTTGATGATATTCAAATAGCTGAAGGTAACACATTCGTTCAAGGTCGTGAACATATGTGTCGTGAATTATCTCCACAAGATGTTATTGTTTCATTAGTTCATACTAAAAATAGTTCTTCAAGAAAAACTCCAGAATTAACAGAACCGAATGGTTGCCATTATGGATTTAATGAAAAATTATTTACTTTAGTTACTGAAATTGGTAAGAAATTAAAAGGGGAGCTTACCTAGACCAGGAATTGATAGAGCTCTTTTAGAGCGTCTACGACTTCTTTTACCTTTTTTGTTACTAGACATAGACGCTGATGCGGATCTACCACCATGACGACGACGACGACCACCATACTTATTATCTTTGACTCCTTCATTATTCACCACCACACCATCACCACCATCACCACCTTTTAGAACTAAACGACCTTTAGGACGCATACCTAATCTTTTTAAAGTTCTACGAATAGTTTTGGCAGATACTCTTTTAGCAGATTTATGATGACGACGACCACCTACAGGCGCAGGAGAAAAAGAACTACCAGAAGTTCCGATTACTGTCATTTTGTTTTTATAATTAAACGAAGAGAAAATTTATGCTGAGCATGTCAAACAAGATGGAGGACAAGTAGGTTCAATAGTAAATTTTTGGGCGGTGGCGACAGCTTTAGTTCTTAAATAATAACATCCAGTCTTTAATCCTTTTTTCCATGCATACATATGCATTGAAGAAACTTTCGAGAATGAAGGATCAGCAACAAATAAATTTAGTGATTGTGATTGACAAATAAATGGTGCTCTATCACGAGACATATTAATTAATGTTTTTTGTGGAATTTCCCATGCTGTTTTATATAGCTCGCGAAGTTCTCCAGGAATTTCAGGTAAATCTTGAATACTTCCATTATTAGCAATAATTGCTGATCTAATTTCACTCGTCCATAATCCTAATTTAACAAGATCATTAACTAGATATTTATTTACGACCATAAAATCACCTGCTAATACACGTCGAGTATAAATATTTGATGTGAAAGGTTCAAAACATTCATTATTACCTAGAATTTGTGAAGTTGAGGCAGTAGGCATAGGTGCTACTAATAAAGAATTACGCATTCCAGTAGAGCATAATTTACGTAATTCATTCCAATCTAAATAAGTTGTCATAGGAGTTTCATTCCATAAATCAAATTGAAGTTTTCCTTTACTAATAGGTGATCCATGAAATGAACGATAAGTATACATAGCAATATTTCTCCATTCTTCTGGTGAAGCTCCAAACATACTTTCATATGCAGCAGCGTAATAAATATTTTCAAATATTTCTTTATTTAGATTAGTTGCTTCTTTTGATGACCATGGAAGTCTTAGAATAGCAAATACATCTGCCAAACCTTGAATACCAATACCAATAGGACGATGATTGAAATTAGATTTTTGACATTTAAGTGTAGGATAATAATTTTTATCAATAACAATATCTAGATTCCTTGTAAGAATTCGTGTATATTCACGCAATTTATCAAAATTAAATTTACCATCTTCAATAAATTTAGGTAGAGCTAAAGAACCAAGATTACATACAGCACTTTCATCTGGTGCAGTATATTCCATAATTTCGGTACAGTTCCCAGTTAGGATACCATTGAATACTCCGGCATTATTCAAAGGTTCGGTAAAGCAATAAGTATCATCATATCGTTCATTATTAATTATACATTTAACTTTAACATATTGTTCTGCATTTCGTTGAGGGAGTCTAGTTTGAAATTTTAGACGTTTAGGAGAATAACCAATTTCAGAAAGTTTATATAGTCCACAAGAAGATACAAGAAGTCTCCAAAGAGGTTTGCAAAGATATTCTTTTTTACCACCACGACCATCTGGAAGAACTGTCATTCTTTCATCAAAACATTTAGTTACTTTGCTTTGAACCCCCATAGTTAGAAGCATAAGACGAATATTATCAAGAAAATCAAACTCAATACTAGAAATTTGTAGTGATTCATTATCTCCATTCCTACAAATACTACCATCTGCGTCAGAAAGACCTTCAATCCAACGAAGTTTATTGTCAAGAGAATAATTAATTGGAACAACAAATTTAGGTTTAATATCACGAGTAAGAACAGTATTTAGTCTACCACAAGCATCTTCAACATTAGTCATACTTTTAATTTCAAGATATTTTGCGAGATTTTTCTTTTCACCATATAATGAACATGTAGGATATTCGTTAGAATAAGTTCCATCGCCACAGAAGAATCCATGTGTATAAGGATAAGGAAATGATGAATCTTTAAAATTACATACTGGTGCTTCAAATTTCTTAAGGTTCATATCTTCTTCTAGATATTGAGCTTCAATTCTTGTACTATTTTTAATATCTTTATTATCATGATAACTATCATTTATTAGAAATTTATGATAAGGTGTACAAGTTAAACTTGCTCCATTACTAAAATATACTTCAATAAGTTTTTGATTTTCACCTGTTTTCTTAATAGTTGTAAGAGACCAATTATCACCATTCCATACTCTTACACTTTGATTTTCAAGTTCTTTAATAGGGAAATAACCTTCATCTGTAAGAATCATAGTTTCAGGAGCAACACAAAGATTTGATGATTTAATAGTTCCTAGATGTTGTTGATTACTTTTAGAATTAGCAGCATCTTTATAGCAAAGATAAGGTGTTCCAGTTTGAATTTGTGATTCAAGAACAAGTTGCCAAATTTTTGAAGCTTTCAAAGTTTTCCTTCCTTTATTTTGTGATTCATATTTAGTATATAAATCTTCAAATTCTTGTCCCCATACATTTGCTAAACCAGGACATTCATCAGGACACATTAAAGTCCAATCTTCATTATTTTCCAAACGTTTCATAAATAAATCAGGAATCCACAACCCATAAAATAAATCACGAGCTCTATCTTCTTCTGCGCCTTGATTTAGACGTAATTTCAAGAAATCTTCAATATCTGCATGCCATGGCTCCAAATAAATAGCAAATGATCCATTACGTTTCCCACCTTGATTTACATATTTAGCTGTATCATTAAACACTTTGAGCATAGGAACAATACCAGTAGATTCACCATTTGTTCCACGAATTTTAGATTTACGTGCACGAATATCATGAATTGCTAGACCAATTCCACCTGCCCATTTAGAAATTTGTGCACAATCACTAAGAGTTTTATAAATTCCTTTAATTGAATCTTCAGACATAGTTAGAAGAAAACATGAACTTAATTGTGGATGATCAGTTCCTGAATTAAATAGAGTTGGAGTAGCATGAATGAAATAACCTTGTGAAAGAGCATCATACGTTTCTTGAACTTTAGAGAAATTATTAGAATGTAATTGAATAGCAACACGCATCCACATATGTTGAGGACGTTCAATTACTTTACCTGATTTTTTTAGAAGATATGCACGTTCTAAAGTTTTGAATCCAAAATAATCAAACATGTAGTCACGTGAATAATCAATCATTTTTTCATATTCATCTTTGTGTTTACAAACAAGATCATGATAAGTATCACTAACAATTTGTTGGTCGTGATACAAAGTTTCAATACATTCTAGTAAAGTTGAAGGAGTATTTTTATGATGATTATCAATAAGAATACGAGAAGCAAGCATACCATAATTAGGATGATAACGAGATTGCATCATAGCAGCAGTTTCAGCAGCAAACTCATCAAGTTCAGATGTTTTCATATCATTTTGAAGTTGACTACATACTTTTTGTGCTACTAAGTCAGGATTGACATGTTCAAGATTTTTAGAAAGATGACGAATACGATCAGTAATTTGGTCAAATGAAATAGGAACACGTTGACCATCGCGCTTAATTACGAATAAATGTTGTTCCATTGTATATTTAATAAACTCTTCTTAAAAGAAAATCCGTTGTTAATGAATAATGAGCAGTTTCTTTAATTTTTTTAAGCCAGTAGGGACACCAAGTCCTCCAAATATGTCTCCGGCTGGTTCTCCACGCGGTCCTGTTAGTTAT